TAATTTAATAACTACGAGAATTTTTTAATTCATGTAAATCCGAATAAAGAATACAGAATTGAATAAAAAGATTACGTGTTAAAGAGAATTTAAATTTTCTTAAAAATGTATTTAAAATATTGTATGAATATTCTATTTCTACACTATAAAAATGATCGAAATCATTTAAATTATTTAAATTATATGTTTTGGTTAGTTGTAAATTTCTTTGTACTATCAATTGGTGTATGAAATCTGATAATATAGGATAAGTTAAATAGGAAAAAAAAAATGGAGAAGACGTGAATCTTTCTTTAAATTCGTAGTAAATATCTAATATTTGATCAGAGTAGCAAAAAAAAAATTCATCTGTATCTAGTGTATAATTATCTAGAATATCTTCATCAATAATATCAGAAAAAAATCCGTCAGAGGACATTATTCTTTTCATTTATATAAAATATAAACAAATGTTTAAATTACTTTTTATTTATTTAAAAAAAATTTATTTTGTTATACTATAATAAAAAAGAGAATGGATAATATTATTGAAACAATTAAATCAAATGATCTTGTCAAAATTTTATTAATTGTAGGATTAGTATATTTTTTAATGACATATATGAAGGGATCTAAAAAAGAAAGTTTAGAAAACGTAGATGCTCCAGCTGCTCCAGTTGTAAATCAAGCTCCTCTTGAACTACCAGCTAACCAACCTACTATGACATTTTCACCAGCAAATATGCCTAACGCAGATGCACAGCAAAAACAAATTGATGACGTTGTTGCTGGACAACAAAAATTAACAGCTGATGATCTCCTTCCTAAATATGATGATGCCAATGCCTTTGCAAAAGAAAATCCTGTCTCTCAATTATTAAAGGAACAAAACTTTTTAGTAAGTGGTTTTCATGCAGGGATTAATACAGTGATGCAAAGTAATAAAATCCCGTACCTAGATTTACGAGTATTGCCACCTATTCCAAAGGAAAACGTTGGACCATGGAATCAAAGCAGTTATGAACAAAGTCCTGCTTCACTTCGACGTGGATTAGAAATTCTTTAAATGATCGATGTCGATACCTTTAATGATAGACGGCAAGGTGTTGGTACTATTTGATGCTTGTAATATTTTTTTAATTAAATTTTGTTTATTTAATTAAAGTTATTTAAAGATAAAAGAACATATAAATTAAAATGGAAATAAATAAAACACCAGTTGATATAAAAACTCTTATACAAACTAGTTCTATTCAAATTTACGACAAAACTAAATTAATAGACAAACTAGAACACCATTTTTCTGAAGAAGAACAAAAATTGTATGTAGCAAACTTGTTTTTATACTTGAATTATCATCCAGTTGATGATTTTGTTGTAAATTTAGAAAATGTATGGAAATTTATAGGATTTTCAAACAAAGCCAATGGAAAAAGATTATTAAAACAACATTTTACTGAAAATAGAGATTATAAAATAGCGCTCATCCGTTGGGATGAGCGCAAAAATGAAGGTGGGTATAACCAAGAAACTATAATGTTGAATATAAATACATTTAAAAAATTATGTTTAAAAAGTAATACAGATAATGCAGATAAAATACATGATTATTATATAAAATTAGAAATGGTGTATAATGAATTGATGAAAGAACAATTACAAGAACAACAGAAAAAAATCCAATTATTAGAAAATAAACCAGAAACAGAAGGATTTTGTTATAAAAACGGATATGTTTATTTAATAAAAGACGAGTCTAGTATAGGTTCGTATAAAATAGGTTTATGTGATAATCCAGATAAACGTTTAACAACATTAAATATAGGTTCTAGTCAAAAAACATTAGAATTTGTTGGTGTATTTAAATGTAACAATATGAAATATGCAGAAAAAATCATACATGTAATATTAGACCCATTTAAAATAAAAAAACGCAATGAATGGTTTTATTTATCTAATAATATAGAATTAAATTATGCTGTTCATATAATTAAGAAAAGTATTGAAATCACTGACAATTATAATTTTATAGATCATGAATCATTTAAAATATATGCAGAAAAATTACCATTAGAAATAGTAGATAAAGAAAAGAAACCTGAAAAATATAAAAATTCTAATTTTTTAAAAAGAAATGATAAATTAAGTCAATATAATGGTATTTCTTGGTGTATTAAAAATAATAAATGGGCTTCAAGATTAACAAAAGATAATAAAACTATTTTTTTAGGAGTATATGATACAGAGATAGAAGCAGCAATCATTTATAATGATTATGCAAGTTATTTAAAGGAAACTGAAAATATAAATTATAAATTAAATGAAATTATAAATTATGTACCGAACCCTAGAGATATACTAGAAGAAAATTATAAAAATAAATATGAAAATAAAACTTCATCTTTTAATGGTGTGTATTTTATAAGATCTAAGGGAATATTCGAAGCAAGTATTCAATATAAAAATAAAAGTTATAAATTAATTAAAAACGAATCGGATTTAGAATGTGCTAAAGTATATAATGAACAAGCTCTTTACTTTAATAATCATTTCGAAACAAATTACAAACTAAATGAAATCCCTAATTTTGTAACAATTGAAAAAAATCATATACCTTTAACGAAGACGTCGTTAGACGGCAAGGTACACCAATTAGAAAAATTAAAAAGGAAAAAATATTCTAGATTTACTGGAGTTACTATAAGAAATGATAATGGTAAATTTAGAACATACATTAAACATAATGGTAAAGTAATTCATTGCGGTACGTTTAAGGATGAATTAGATGCTGCAAAAGCATATAATCTAAAAGCAGAAGAATTAAACAAACTAGAAAGCACGAAAACAAAATATGAATTAAATAATTTGGAATTGTAACTTGTATGAAAAAAGGTACGTTACTTTTTTATTAAAAATTTAATTAATTAATTTATATATTATATGAATTTTCTTCAAGACGCTCAATTTCAAGAACAGCCATTGTCTATTCTTTCAACATATGATTCTTCTAGTACGACTACGGGGTCTCTTTTGACATCTGGTGGATTGGGTGTCAAATTATCTGCGCATATAGGTGAACATTTAACTGTTAATAGTGTAAATATTACTCCTAGTTTAGGAGATATTATATATGAGCGTCAAGATACATTACAAAACAATGTAGTTGTACCAGAGCCAATTTCTAATTTTATTTTTTATAATATCCAAACTAAAAGTTTTAATGCTATTATTTCTATAGATGTTATTAATTTAGTTAATTCTGAATTAAACAAGACTGCATTGTGGGAAATAAATGGCACTTTAAGTCCATCTGGGTGGACTTTAAATAGTCATTTTACTGGAGATATTACAAATGTGAAATTTTTTATAGAAAATATAACTACGAATGGTCAAAATGCTGGTCAAATGTATTATACGAATGCAAATCTGACAGGTACGACTACATCAATTAGATTTAAGGCAAATACTATTTCTCCAACTGGGGCATCTAATGATGCTGGGTCGTATGCAAGTAATCCGGTAACTTTAGAAGCAAGTAGTGTAGAGTATACAATTACAAATGTGGGAGATTGGTCGTCATCTTCTCCATCAAATATACAACAGGCAATTGACAATCTTGCCTTTGAATTAAATAACATTTCATTTGAAAATGAAATATATGTTTCTAAAGATGGAGATGATACGAATGGAAATGGATCAATAAAATCGCCTTTTTTAACAGTATCAGGTGCTTTAGCTCTAGCAAATACTTATGCTGATAATGTGTCAGTTGTTATTAATATATCTGTAGGAAATTATAATGAAAATGTGACAGTTATAAAACCTAATATTTATTTAAAAGGTTCCGCAATTGGTTCTACAAAAACTGTTAGAATTAATGGTGGATTGGTTATAAATCCTAGAAGTTCATCTGGTGGAACGTTTGCAAACTATTATACATTTGAAAATATTTCGTTTGTTGGTTCTACAAACAGTGTTTTTGAATATACGGGAAATCATACTGGAAACGTGTATATAAAAGATTGCATGATATATACATCAAATGCAAATGTAAAGGCGTTGGCATTTACAAATACAACTAGTATGAGAGTTAATATTTTCAGAAGTGATATTACTGTTACGGGAGATGGTAATCAAAATGCTGTTTATATGGCATCTGGGTCTGCTGTTATAGGAACTTTTTCTAATTGTAATATTTATGGTCGTACTGTTTCTACTATTTCAATTAATGGCTCTACGAATATATCATTTAATTATTCGTATATTGATAATAATGGGAGTGAAGTGATTGAATTGGTGGGTACAGTTGTTGCTTATTTTACAAGCTGCACAATTGCGAATTCGCAATTAAATTCGAATGGGGTTAAAATGTCTAATGCAACAAATCTTGTATTAAGTCATTGTATTTTTAATATTCCAACAAATAGTATTTATAATCCTATTAGTCCAGGGTCACCTCCAGCAACAACTAATTATGCTATAAAGGGAGATGCTTCTGTTGGTGCAAGTATTGTTTACGGATCTTGTTTATTTGCACCTATAACGACGGTTGGTGCAAATTATTATTGGGGTTCCAAGGTTGTTAGTAATACAATAAATGTAGTAAGTTATAATACTACATTAACATCACAAGCTTAGTAGTAACAAAGTAAGGTAATAAAATGGCAAGTAGAAGAATAAATAAACTAATCAACTAAAATAAAATATATTAACCAATTTAACAACTAATTATATTTATATTTTTTATAAATATATAGTAATAATAACTTAGCATGAAAAAAATGTTACCAGAAAATATAGATTATGTATCTTTTCATTCTCTTCAAGGAATGGCAACTTCAAAATGGGGTCCAAATTGCTGGGATTTCTTATTTACAACAATTATAGGAAGATATCCTGTAAAAATAAAAACAGAAAATGATAGAAAGATTAAAAGAGCATTTAAAGATTTTCTTTCTAATTTAGAAATGATTTTGCCATGTATTTTTTGTAGAAATTCCTTGACCATTTTTGTAAAAGAATTGCCAATGGAACCATATTTAGTTGGTCGTATTGAATTAATGTATTGGTTGTATTTAATAAAAGATAAAGTAAATAAAAAATTAATAAATCAGGAACAAAAATGTTATAAAGATGAAAAGATAAAGTTAAAAAAAATGTATCATGACAAATTAATATCTAAAGAAGAATATTATAATACGATTAATAAATTTAAAAATGATACATTTGTTACAGTACCGACACCATCTTTTAAAATAGTACTTGAAAAATACGAAAAATCAAGAGCTATTTGTTCTAAAAAGGCATTGACTTGTGTATTACCTAACAAATTAGAAAAATAATAAAAAATTGATAAAATAATATAAAGAAAAGGTTGTAAATGCAATGTGATGAATTGACAAAAGATTTAGAAAAAATAAATATAAGTAATTCTTTAAAAAAATTAGATGTATATTATTGTATAGACTTGTTAGATCAAGATATAGATAATATTTCTAAATGTTTAGAAATTTATATGACAGTTACTCTTAAAGATTATAAATTAGATAAATTTAAAAGAGTAGATTACATTAGTAAAAATAAATCAGATGTAGTAAAATCTGGTTTATGTACGTTTAATAAAATGTACAATGATTTAAAATTAAAAACATCAAATGAAACTTGGTTTGTTTATATAAGCAATGGTGATATAAAGGATGATTATAAGAGTATATTTCTTTTACTTTTGAATAAAAATCCAAGTGATAAATCTAGTTATTATATTATAAATAAGAATGAAATAAATATAAAAAAACACGATACAAATACTAATAAATTAACAGCTTTGAAATTTTTAAAAAAAACAATACATGAATTATTTAATACAAATAGATCAATAAATTATACAAATTTAATTGACACAAATTTAATTGACACAGAAGAAAAAACTAGTCTGTAATAATAAAATGATCGATTGGAAATTTAACAAATGGTGAATTATTAATACTATGTAAAAATACAATAGCAAAGTCTTGATCTCTTTTATAATCTTTAATTTCTCCTATGTAACCTTTATAAACATTTAAATAACTATCCTTAACTCTTATTATTTTAACAAAATCTCCCCTTTTTATATTTTTATATAATGTTGTATTATAAATATCTTTTTTAATAGAATCATCTTGAGACTTGGGACCATCATTAAAGGTATCATTAAAGGTATCATTAAAGGTATCGCGTAATTTTTCACTTTCATTAAAGGTATCACCTTTACTATTTCTTTTTTTAACAACTTTTTTTTTATCATCGTCATTGGTTGTTGTATTATTTTGAAAAATTGAAAAAAAATCCATTTAAAAGAGAATATAATTAATAAGTATATTTGCTTTTAAATAAAAAATGTTTGAAATATTATTACTATGTGTATGTTTTCTATTTTGTATTGTAGGATATATATATAGATTTGCGATAATTACTTGTATCTTAAATATTTATTCATATTATAAGATTTTTATGCGAAAAAATAATGGGTTTTATAAAAAGGAAGAAATGTTATTACAAAAAAATGATAACGGTTATTGTTATTTAGAAGAATATTATATTGTAGAAAATGGTAATGAACAACCTGTTATTTTTATATCTGATAAAAAAAGTGATGTTCAAAAAGAAGTTGATCATTTTAAAAAAGATATGAATGATTTTTGTAACAGAAAAAATATTATTTTGTATTGTGGTATAATTGAACAAACACGATCAACTGACGATAAACAAGAAGGTACCTTTACCGAAGGTAGTGAAAGTAAATGTATAGGAATAGAGGATGATATAACAAAAGATTTTAGAAGTTTTATATATTATTATGATAAAGATCATTTTAAATTGGGTACATTTTTTTGTTATTTGAATATAAATAGTAACTCTGTATTTATTTTATATAAAAATGATAATAATTTTACAGAAAAACGTTATATAGTAAAGGATATCGAAGATAAAAGGTTTAAAGATATCCTTCTTGATTAAGCTTTAAGCTTTTTAATTTATTTTATGTTTTTTTAAGATATATAAAATAAAATTAGATATAAATGGAATCTGATAAAACAAAATTTTCTAAAAAACTAATTAATACATTAGTTTGTAGTGGTGGTGGTACAAAGGGTGTAGCATACATTGGAGTCATAAAATATTTAGATAAATTAAAAAAATTACGTCTTATTGAAGAAATGGATAAAAATATAAATGAAAATGATTATATATATCCTAAAATAGATATAAAAAAGATTACATGTGTTTCAGTTGGATGTTTTATGGGTTTATTGTATACATTAAATTATAATTGTGAAGAATTAGAAGAAATGATTTATAATATAGATTTTGAAGATTTAAGTGATATTAAAATACGAAATTTTTTACAAAAATATGGTTTAGAATCAGGTAAAAAACTAATAGAATGGTTAGCAACTTTTTTAATAAAAAAGGGTTACAATCAAGATGTTACTTTTTCGCAATTATACAAGAAAACTGGTATTCATCTTCAAATTTTAGCAAGTAATGTAAATAAATATACATTAGGTGTATTTGATTATGAAAAAACTCCTAAATTAAAGGTATTGAAAGCGATAAGAATGTCTATAAGTATACCTTTTTTATTTTCTGCCGAAAAATATAAAGGTGATATATATGTAGATGGAGGATTGGTAGCAAATCATCCAATGTATTTGTTTAAAGATGATTTATCAACTGTATTAGGGTGTAAATTAGTAACGTTTAATGAAATAACACCTGAACATGATGTTAAAATAGAAAATTTTACGGATTATATGTCTAATGTATTGCAATTTTTTATGTTGGAAAAGGAAAGGCGTTCAAGTCGTTTAGATAAATATATATCTCATACAATCTGTATAGATGCTTATAAAATAACAAACTTTGTAAATTATAAATTGACATTGGAAGAAAAAAAATTATTAATCCAAAGTGGGTATGATTCTGCAAAAATATTTTTTGAAAAGGACCTTTTAGACTTATAAAAAAAAATGAAAATAAAAAAAATGTATAATTAAGCCAATATACCAATATACCAATATACATTTATGACAGACGACTGTAAGGTAGCTTTACCGACGGTATTAGACGGTAAGGTGTCTAAATTAGATAAATTAATTGAAAATGATGGGTTTATTTATTGTATCAAAACAAATTTAAAATATTCTGATAAAGATATTGTAAAAATTGGTAAAACTAAATTTGGAAATAAAAATACTAAAAAAGAAGTAGAAAATCATATAATGCAAAGATATGGTACATATTATCCAGATTGTAGTATTTTACATCTTCAAAGAGTAGGTGATCATCATAGAGCTGAAAAGATGATTTTCAGGTTATTAAACAGGTATCATGTAAAAAAGGAATTTTTTTATCAGAATGATAAAAATATAAAATTTGCATTTAAAAAGATTACTCTAAAATATCCTAACATTGATGTTTTTTTAAATAAAAATAATGTAAAAGATTTAACAAAAATAAATGTAGTTAGAAGAGAAGAACTATAATTAAATAAGTAAAATTAGAATAAAAATTATGTCTGATTATAATATGGATATATTATATGGATACAGATATAGATAATGATGATATAAAAATCATAAAAATTATTGGAAAAGGTTCGTTTTCAAATGTCTTTTTATGTTCTAAGCCTTTAATAGACGGTAAGGTTTCTAATCAGTTTATTATTAAAAAAATAGATACGAATGAATTAGTAAAAAAATATAAAATGAAAAATATGTCTAGAAAAAAAATTGTACCTTGCCATGTATCATCAAAGGTACAAGACAAAAACGATGATGAAAGTGATAAAACTGATGATATAGAATATAGATATTATTATAAAAAATTAGAAGAAATGATAGAAGGTGAAATAGATATTTTAAAAATGTTGGATGACCTAAATATTATAAAATTTTACGAATATACAAGGAAACGAGGAATATATTATTTGCACATGGAATATTGTAATGGAGGAGATGTGTATGAATATTTAAAAAAGAATAAAGAAATTAAAAGAAATAGTTTTGGTGGATTTTCTGATGATTTTCTGATTTCTTTTATTCGCCAAACAAGTAATGGATTAAAATACATTCATGATAAAAATATTATACATAGAGATATCAAGTTGCACAACATTTTAATTTACCTTACTGATAATAATTATATTATTTTTAAAATATCTGATTTTGGTTTTTCTTGTTATGATTTAACTAAAGGATCTTTTAACGCTGAACACGTCAGTTCGGCAAAGTACCTTACTGACGCTGAACACGTCAGTTCGGCAAAGTACTTTAAATTATCAGGAACACCTTATTATATGGCTCCTGAGATTATTTTAAATATGAGAAAAATGGAAAATATAACATCATATAAAAAGAAAAAGATATCAGATTTATATTTTTATGATAAACGTATAGATATTTGGAGTTTAGGTATTTGTATTTACGAATCTATATTTAATTTATTGCCTTTTTCAAATATTAATAATATCAAAGAATTAGAGAATTTTTACAGAATGAACATTATTCAAGAAATAATGAACAAAAAAGTAAATAAAAAATCATTTTTAAATAAAACCATTAAGGAATTATTATTAGGAATGTTACAAATTGATAGGAAAAAAAGATATTTAATTGAAGACGTAATAAAAGATATATCGACAAGGTCTGTACTTGACGAAATACAAATCGAAAAAGAAATTAATTATAGGGAAATTGAAAACAAAGATAAAAGTAAAGATAAAAGTAAAGATGAAAGTGATAAAATGAAACAGCATATAATACGAAATCCATTATCTATTATAAGTGAAGAAAGTATATTGAATAAATCGTTTAGAGAAGATGGTTTTATGGAATCTGCAATTATAGTTTACAATGACTTTTTTGATACAGTAGTAAAAGAAGATACCTTTATCGATGGTAATAAAGGTGGTTTATTTAAATGGATATACAAAATGATGGTTTAAAATATGTGTTTATAGTCGTTTAATTTAATTTAAAGATATAAGATCTGCATTTTTTATGCGATTTTATTTGTTAATTACAGAATTTTTTTTTCTTTTAGCATAGTATAAAAACAAAAACAAAATGGGTGGTGGATTAATGCAATTAGTAGCTTATGGTGCACAAGATATTTACCTTAAAATCCAGTAGGGTAGAAAAATGTCGGGGAATATCGAAACAATAAGATATTCATAAAGCCCTTTATGAACTCGAATATAAATTCGAATCATTGATGTTAATCAGGGAAATAATTATTTTAAAACCCCTGGTAAGAAGATCAAATTGCTGGGAACCCCTAAAGCTTATTCTACTAAGCAGAATTCGTGAGAATTTTGTGGCCAAGACAAAAACTTGGGTAGTAATTTTTTTAAAATTACCTGTATAAAATTACATAAATGTTAATTTTGTATTGTAGTGAAAATGAATAAGATAAATATTAAATCTAAAATAATTTAGATTAATTGAAATGGGCAATCAGCAGCCAAGCTTCTTTAAAAATTGAAAAATTTTAATATATTATAAAGATACATGGAAGGTAAAATATGTGATCAATGTGAGATTATACAACCAATTAATAAATATAGAAAATATACTGATAGAGAAAATTCATATTCAAAAACATGTA